CCTCGGTACGCGTCGAGCGGACCTGGATGGAGCGAGCTGCCCGGCCGGAGCGCCGGGGGACCTTCGCCCGAGCACCTTCGGCGATCGGTTCGGCTACCTCGTTGAACGCGAGCCGCAGCGCCTTGGGTAGCTCGGCGTCCATCTGCTTGAGCCCCTTGGCGAAGCCTTTGAGCCCGGTGACCTTGATTGACGCGAAGTCGCTCGCCATGCTCGGTCACCGCCCTCTCGCTATCTGCCGCCCCTCAGGCGCTCCATCTCCAGCTTCTGGTTCAGCCTCGCGAAGTAGACATGCCAGGCCGCGAACTCAGCTGACGGCATCTCCTCCGTCATCCGAGCCACCGTCATCCCCAGCTTCAACGCCAGGAAGTGCCGGAAACTCGGCCTCGGGATTGGCCTCAAGTTCCTCGTACACCTCCTTTGCCGCGCCGACGTTCAACCGCGACAGGCGGTGAATCTTGGTCCTGACTTCCTCGATCTCCTTCGAGTCAGCCGCGCCGAACCAGTCGGCGACCTCCTCGGGAGTCATCAGCGGGTCGGCCATTCCACAGCTGATCGTGTAGGCGTCACGCTCCTCGCCACGCTCCATGCTGGCGGCGAGAAGAACCTCGCCCATCGACATGCCGCGCAACATGATCTCGCCCACGCCGTCGATCTTGTGCGGCTCCTCGCCGGTGTGCCGCCGCAACAGCCGCGCCTTGACGTCCTCGCTCACGAGCTGGCACCAATCACGATCACGTCGTAGGTGACCGACGTGCCGGCCCCGGCGTTCGTGATCGTGATCAGGTCCGCCGTCGCCGGGGTCACGACCACGCCGGCGGCATTTGGGCAGTCCCAGTGGAATGAGGCGCCGGGCGCGAGCGCGATCCCGTCGCCGGCCGCCAGGAAGATCGGCACACCGTTGGCTGCGGACCGGGCGACGTTGACGGCGTTCGTGTTGCCCAACGCTGCAGCGACGATCAGCGCCTTGATCCTGACGAAGGTCTGGAGCGCGCCGAGTCCGTTGACGAGCACGCCGGCCAGGTCGAGATCCTCGGTTGCCGAGGGCGCGAGTGTCCGTTGGTCGTGCCAGAGCATGTTGGCCTGGTTCACCCCGGCGCCAGTGGCGAACTCCACCAGATGCGAGTATGCGAGCGAGTCGACCGGAGCCGACAGGTCCAGCGGCCCGGTGAGCGCGGCGACCACGTCGAGCTTGATCTTGCCTGAAAATCCCATGGCCTACCTCACGCCTGCACGGTCGAGTTGATGGCGTCGGACAGCTGGAGATCTGCCGACCAGGTGACGTAGTCCGCGACCGGGCTGGTCTCCACGTAGCCGGTCACGACGGCGTTCACGACGTCCTGAGGCTTGCCGCTGCCCGTGCCCTCAACCTGCCGCGTGTAGACGATCGTGGTACCGATCAGCGGCTCGATCACAGCACGCGGGCCGGTGACCGCGGTCGAGTCGTACACGCCGCCGATCTGCGCCGTACCGTTGCCGAGCCCCCCGCCAAAGACGTGATCATCTTTGCCGTAGGTGGTGAGATCGTGACTGTCGGCCGTGCGGTTGTACGTCGAGGCATTGCAGTACTGGGAGATGTTGCTGGCCCCCAGCTTGATCACGGTGGACTTAGTGTGCACGGCCGACATGTCTACTCACCTTTTCCTTTCATCTGGACCGGGAAAACGGCCGCCATGTAGTCGAATCCCGCGATGGTGATCACGTCGAAATCGGGCCAGCCAACGACAAGGGATTCCTTGCCGAACGCCAGGTAAAGCGCATCAGGACGCTCCAGGGTTGCCTTGATCGAGTGCGGCCCGGAGCCGTCGCAGTACTTACCGAGCAGCGGCTTAGTCGCCCGGTCGTACGCCTTACCGACTGCCACGATCACCGGGATGGTCATCGAGTCCATACCGCGGTTGTTGTTGCTGTCGAACTCACCATCGGCCGGCCAGCCCACAATGGCGGAGGGCACCTGGATCGCGTCGGGCTGATAGTCGTACACCCGCAGGCCGTCGATCTTCTTGAGCTGCTCGGCAAGCTCATCCATGACCATGCCCAGGTTCATGCGAACACCCACCTCCGCCGGACGTACGCATCGAGGAGCACTGCCACATCCGCATCGATCCGCGACAGCAGCCGCACCTCCGACCCCTGCTCCGGCGAACCGGCGATCCCGTACGGGCTGTTGCGGCGAGACAGGATCCGCGACGCCTGCAACAGGGTGGCCTGCTTCACCGTCACCGGGACCGCCGTCCACCCCCATCGGGCAGTCACCAGCATCTCGTTGGCCTCCCCAGTCGGCTGGACGGCCGAGTCGTCGGAGATGACCAGCCGCGTCCACGGGCGGCCTTCCGCCGCGGCGTTGATCGGCTCCAGGTCGTACAGGGTGACCGCCCCGGCAGTCGCAGCCGCGGCCAGACCGGTCACCGTCTGCAAGTCGTCGATGTCGACAACCCACCGGCCGAGGTTGCGGCTGACCCGTGCGGTGTAGCGGCGTAACTCCGGCGCGGCCACCAAACCGAACTGCCGGCCGCAGTAGTCATCCACCGCCCGTGAGGCGGCGGTGACGGCCATGCCCGCCTGCACGTCATCGACGGTGTCGCTGATCCGCACATACGTGGTCAGCTCCTCCGTCGAGACGTAGTCAGGCTGCCAGGTCATTCCGGTCCATCCATCCTCGACGAGTTGGCTCGGGGATCAGACCGCGTTGATGACCTTGTTGAACGCGCCGGCCTTCAGCGTGTTGTATGCCACGTAGCCGCCGTAGGCGACCTGCACCCCGAACACCGAGGGCAGTACCGCAGTCAGCAGACCGATCCGCTCCTCGTACACCTCGGTCCACCGCTTCGCGCCGATGATCAGCGTGCCGTTCGGGAACGACGGGACGACGATCCGCGGAAGCTTCAGCAGCTCGCCGACGAACTGCCCAACCGAGGTGTCGCCCGGGTTGTTGTTCGTCGACACCTGCGACTCGATGAGCGGGCCCAGCGTGGACCACATGTCCAGGCTGGCCCAGATCGTGTCCGGGAGTCGGCCGCCGCCGGTGTACGCCGCGGACGCAGCAGTGTAGAGACCCTGAATCCACTGTGCCAGCGTGGCCGCACCCACCGCGCCGGCAACCTCAGTGGTCGCGACTACGGCGGCCGCGAACGCGTCGGCTGCGGCGTTCTCCGTCTGCAGCGCGTACTGCTCCTGCAGGTCGTTCAGGATCGCGTCCCACGCGGCCGGCGACGTCCAGTCGATGTCCTGCCGGGATACGTCCAGGTAGCCGCCCCACGTTTCCTTCGTGAACGTGACCGATCCGATGATCAGCTTCTGGCTGCCGACGCCGGTCGTCGTCGCCTGCGTTGTCTGCTTCCCGACCGCGCTGTGCTGGGTGATCACCGGCCGCTTGAAGGTCTCACCCGCGAACGCGAGCGGCCTCGCGCCGAGCGAGTCGATGAATGGGCGGGCCGCGTCGACGTCGTTCATGACCTCGCCGATGATCGGAATCGGCAGGACACCCGGGGTGTCGCCGGTCACCTGCGTGGCACGGATCTGCGGCGACGGGTCGTTGGCGAGCCGGTTCGCGGCGTCGCGGGCGTTCGCCCGGGCGACAGCGATGTCCGCGTCGGCGACGCCGGCGAAGATGACGCCGGCGGACAGCAGCCGTTCCCGTGCGTCCGGGTCCGACTGGCCACCCATGTTCATCGGGGCGGCGCGCAGCTGGTCCACGATGCACTCGCCGCGGCTGCGGTAGTTGTGGGCGCGGGTCTCGATCCGCAACCCGAGCGAGGTACGGCCGGCGTCGCCAGTACCACCGCCACTCCCGGTCGCGGGGCGCACCGGGTACGTCCTCGCTGCTGCGTCGCCGGCGGCACGCAGCTGCTCGAACTCCTCAAGGGGCCTGATCTGCGCGTCGATCTGAGTGACTCGCTCCCGGGTGCGGGTCAGCGATTCCTGCTCGGACTGCGACAGGTCACGAAGCTGGCCCTCCACGTTGGCGCCAGCGACGGTCTGATCGACGAACGCAACACACTGGTCCCGCTCGTCGTACAGCCGCTGAAGCATCGGAGAACGGTTCTGGGTAGCGGTCTCGGTGCGGCCGTCGCCGCCCGCGACCGGCCAGATCGGGCGGCCGTCCTTGCGCAGGCCGATCGCACGGACACCAGTGAACGGGTGCAACGGCAGAGTGTTCGACTTCATCAGGCCCTCCGGGGCACACGACGGAATAGGGGGATCTCCGGTCGGGTGCTCAACGGGTGGTCGCCAGGTGGTCGCCAGGTGGACTTGTGTCCGGCGTGGCGGCCGGCGTGGCGGCCGGCGCGGTGAACGGCGCGGCCTGTACGGCACCGATGATACACACGCGCCGGCCCCCACCTGATCAGATGAGGGCCGGGTAGCGGATCTTACTTCGCGACCGTGAGCCCGGTCCGGTTGGCGAACTGGCCCACCTGTTCGGCGGTCGCGACACCGTCGAGCTTGGCGGGGTCGACGCCGATACGCCGCTGCACCCGCTGCCACGATCGGGGCAGCTCCATCGACGGATCCTGCGCACCGAACTGGTAGAGCACCTTGTTCAGCGCGTCGATGGTCTCAGGGTCGTCGGCGCCGTCGTTGACGGCGGCAAGTATCCTCTTCGTCGACAGCTCCGCCGGCTCCGGCGTCGCAGACGCCGATGCGGCCTTCTTGGCCGTGGGGGTAGTCATCGTGCTCGTCCTTCCTGACTTTTCGATCATGCCAGCGGGCCGGTCTTGACCCGCTCAAGATACGCAGCCCACTCGGCCAGT